TCCCTGCTTTGACATCAGGTGCATCTTGAATTGCTTCTTCAATGATATCTATTGCTTCTTGTGTGCCACGTGTGTAATGTGAAGGACTATTTACCATGTCATTCTGTGTCTCTGGATGATAATAAGTCCTATCGTTATTCACTGGTCCTAATTGACTCTCCACCCCGCAATTATTGTCATATCCTTCTACTACTCGTAGCCAATGTTTACCATCTTTTAGATCTGCTTGGTTATACATGTTCAAGTTTGGAAAGTCCCACTCTTTTGAATTCTTAAATGTTTGATCATCCAATGCTTCCCACTCCTTCCATTCTTTATCTTCATTCCAATTATGGTCATCATACTTCTTGAATTCTGACTTGAAATTTTCATAATCCATGTATCACATTCCTATGTTTCACTACCTAATATAGAAGAGAATAATTATATATGAGAGATATGCATGCTCCTGAAGGTGACCCTTGCTATATCAAAAATAAAGATAGATACTTTATGAGTATTGCAGAAACAATCGCCAGTGGCTCAACACATCCCATTGTTCCTGGTGGCTGTGTTTTAACCCGCGATCGTGAAATAATTGGTGATGGTAGATCAGTTCTATGTTCTTCAAAAGTAGAAATTGATTGTATTACTTATGCCATTGCTACTTGCGCTAAACGAGGCACTCCTTCTGCAGGAGCCGTCATTTATTCCACACGCTATCCATTTGCTTCGTCTGTATTTCAAGCACATCTCATGGGCATACGGCGCTTTGTTATTGCCGCTCACCAATGGGAGCCCTACTATAAAGATGAGTTCAGACGTGCTGCACGTTTGGCAAGAGAGTTGTCTATAGCTATTGAGCCATTGCACAATAATCCAGACGCACGCTTCACAAAAAATCCTCACGAACTTGATGAGTTCGATCCAAAAGAAAAATCTGATTTAGACAATGACTGAACTTTCCTACATATGTACATACCGTTCCGGCGAAGTGATAACTAATCTCAATTACGATGATAGTTACGCACTATTTTTAGAAGCTAGTAAAACAAATAATCCCTGTGTGGTTACATTTGATCAAAAGATTTTAGAGAATAATTAATGACTGAACTATTATTTGACATTGAAAGCACCGGCTTGCTTCGCCGTGGCTCTACTATCCACTGCATTGTTATGCGTGATATGGATACAGTAGAAGAACCATTAGTCTTTGACTACAAACCTGAACGTGCTGTTATCCAGGGCGTAAAGCAACTAGAGAATGCTGATGTACTCATAGGCCATAACATTATTAACTATGACATCCCGTTACTCAAAGAACAGTTTCCAGACTTTACCTTTAGAGGTGAGGTCCTTGATACTCTTGTTCTCTCCCGTCTTTTTTATCCCCATATTGCTGACCGTGATTTTCAAAGACGCCCTCAAGGTATGCCTCAAAGGTTGTACGGAAGGCACAGTCTCGAAGCCTGGGGACATCGACTAAAGTGTTTTAAGGGAGATTTCGGTAAACACGAAGCTGCTTGGGATAAGTACACACCAGAAATGCTGGATTATTGTATCCAAGACACGATGGTGACCGTCAAACTATATGAACTTCTAAAGAGGAGAATGAACGATGCCTAAGAAAAATGATCCATTAACTGTTTCTGAAGTACAAGAAGCAACTGATGAATTCTTTCCACTGTTTGATATTGTTAATGCTGCTATGCAACAACGTAATGGTTCGGTTGAAGATACGTTAAAAGTTATGGAGTCTGTAGCTAAGCTTGGACACAAGCGTCGTGCTGACAAAGCAGACGAAGAAAAGAAATTGAAGTTTGGATTTAACAAAACAAAGGATACTGACAATGCGGATACCTGATTGCGTTTCACTTGAAATGAAGATGGCCACTCTGATGGCTCAACAAGAAGCCAGTGGCTTCATGTTTGATATGGATGCTGCTGAACGTGTTAGGGAAAATCTCGCATGTGAGGCTAAAAACATTGAAGAAAAAATTCGAGCGACTTATCACTACTACCCTGGCAAAGTCTTCACACCAAAACGTACCTCTGCTAAGACTGGCTACGTAGCAGGTGCACCGATGACTAAGCTTGTGGACTTCAATCCAACAAGCAGACTCCATATTCACTGGGCATTGACGACATTTCGTGGTGCTCGTTTCACTAAAGTGACCGACAGTGGTAAGCCTAATGTTGATGAAGCAACACTATCTGAAGTCAGAGACCTAGCACTTGCTGCTGGGAATCAACAACTACATGATGAATGTGACATGTTCATCCGTCTGCTGACCTTACAGAAACATATGGGTCAGCTCAGTGAAGGTGCTAACTCCTGGTTCAACTCTATTGAAGACGACGGTTGTATCCATCACAGCTGCACCTTGGCTACGCAGACAGGACGCAACGCTCACCGTGGGCCCAACCTTGGGCAAGTTGTGAGTGCACCATGGGCTAGGGAATTGTTTGTACCTTTCCCTGGTCATGTGATGGTTGGTGCTGACTTAGAAGGCATCGAGCTTCGTGCACTTGGGCACTACCTCGCCGTCTTCGATGAGGGCTCATTTGCAGATGTTGTATGCAACGGTGACATCCACCAGCAGAATGCTGATCGCGTGGGATGCACAAGGCCGCAAGTGAAATCGCTGACCTATGCCTTCATCTATGGAGCGGGTGACCAAAAGCTAGGCCACGTCTTGCATCCTGAGTATTCAGATGCTCAGAAAAAAGCACTGGGCAGTGATCTCCGTCGTAAATTCCTTGACGCTATCCCTGGACTTGAACCACTGATTAATGCTGTCAAGCTAAAGGTACGCGAGACTGGCAAGCTCAAAGGCTTAGATCGTCGTCCCATCTTCTGTGATGGCGAACATAAAAGTTTAAACTTCCTTCTTCAAAGCTGTGGGGCAATCCTGAGTAAGCGTTGGTGCGTCATCTCTCAAGAGCTGCTTGATAGCGCAGGGCTTACGTACAACAAAGATTACACCCGCTGTGCTTACGTGCACGATGAGCAGCAGTTTTCTGTACTACCATCAGAATCAGACCGTGTTGCAAGACTACTAGTCGAAGCTGCACCCCTTGCTGGTCAGTATTACAAATTCCGCGTACCAATTACTGCTGCCTCTGACCAAGGCTCTAACTGGGCAGCTACTCACTAAATATAATTTAGTTGCTAGAATCGACTTGCCCGTAGAAGAACGTCGTCAGGGCATCTGGTTGCAGTAATTTTTGACGTTTCTTGCTGTGTAATTACCGCTCCTGCATTCGTGGGAGCGTCCCTTTGACTGTTCATCTAACTATAACTTCTAGTAATTAGATAAACTGGTAGGCATGGAAGAAACTGAAATTACATTTACCATGAATGAACGTTCAGTTAGAGCGTTGCATTCAGCTGTTGTTTTTACTTTAGAAAAGTGGGCAGGGCAAGGACATCTTGATCAAGAGTGTTTACTTGATATAAAACCTGCTCTGCAAGGCTGTGTGTTTGAGTTTGATTTTAATCGTTAAAATAAGATTATAACGTGCAACGTTTCAAGCAACTGCTCGAAAAGCAAGGGGTAAGGGTGTGATTGAAAGCCGCCCTCGTGATTTCCCTAATAAATAAAAGTAACTGCTACAATAGTAATACGTTCATCTCAACACATTGTTGGGACGCAAGTAAGCAAGTTAAGTGCTGAAGGAACGGGAAATTTCCCCTCATTAGGAGTTTCCAAATGTCTGATCTAACAATCATGAGCGTTGAAAATGCTCGTCGCAACATGGCGCGTGCTCGTAAAGAGCTTGAGCGTGCTCGTATCTTTGATACACACTACCGTGGTGTTAAGTCCACGACTCATGCTGAACCAGCTGAAGTACATGGTACCTTTGTTTATCGAGGTCGCACCTACACTAAATAAACCAATGCCCCGCTCACGCGGGGCTTTTCTTTTGTTCTTTAATAGATAGGCTTCTCTGGTCTCAACGCTTCACTGCGTCTAACTTTTGCACCTTCTTCACGATTACGATCTTGCTGTGCAGTCAATCCTTTTGTAAAACCACCTGTACCTGGCTTCTGTTCTTGTGTACCTCGTGTGACTTTATTGTCCCAGCTCATTTTGCCTCTACGTTGCCTAGCTCTTGCTAAAGCAGTCGCACGAGAAGATGGTCGGTAGCTTTCTCTATCTCAGCACTAA